TAGATATGAAATACCAGATATATATGTCTTTGCATCAACCATATATGAGAAATATTCAAACAATTTAAATATAAATAGTTTGGCATTAATTGATTATGGAACTGGACTGGCGATTTACAGAAACAACTTAACAGATACAGGCAGAATGAAGCAGTCAAAAGTTTTACGACTACTTCGTAATGCCGATAAGTTAAGAATAGAAAATAATAAACCGAAAAGATAGGAGGCGTTTATGCCAAAACATAATGAAATGAATCTTACCAATACAAAATACCCTGTCAAGCCAAGTAAAGTTTATGACGGCTATGTTAATGTGTGGTATAAAGACTACAACACAGGAATAATAAAGACCGACCGTAAACATATGGGTGTTTTTAAGGCAGAAGCAGTATTCTCAGCGTTAAGAAATTACCGCAGAAGATACTGGTGGTATAGAGTGTTGGAATGGTTCGGCTTAGAGCAGATTATTTAAATATTTTTTTATTGAATATCGAATATTATTTGGATTATTCATAAAAAATATTTAAATTCTTTTTTGGAATTAGTGCTTTGAAGTCTATGGCAGATTTTCAAGGCGCTAATCCATAACTAAATACGAAAGCAAACCAATGAAAGCACCAATGAATCTAGTCGTTGATATGCTTGACGATATTATTGACCATATAAATGATGTCCAAAATCATCAGGTAGATAGAGGATATACCCAAAGACGTAAAGACTTTTTCAAAAAGGTCTTGTGGCTTATCAAACATTCTACCGTAGAAGTTAATTGGATAGATGACAAAGGTCGTGTCGCCAAACGTAAATTAGAATGTGGAATCGTGGTAGAATCTAACAAGCAAATTGATTTGTCAAAGTTATTAGAAACATTTTGATTGACACATTGATACACACCGCAAGGCATTTACTCGGACTTTGCGGTGAAGGACATAGTATATTTATTATTGCACCGTCTTTAATCTTGGCTATAAATTATTTCAGATATATTATCGCCAGGTTATGGGAGTAGTAATAATATAGGTACAGATAGGTTTGCACTTCAAATAAACGGAGGTAGATATGTTATCCAGACAAGATTACGTTGTAATTGCCAGAGCAATTTCAAATAGTAAACGAGGTACAAAAGATAACGAGGTTCTTATTACTAAAGAATTTGTTGAATTGTTATGCTTTTACTTCGGCGCTACAAATAAAAGATTTGATGAAGAAAAATTTTATGAGGCGTGTGGTATCTCTCATCATTACATAAAAAGAGTATAGAGGTATTTAATTATGAAAGATTTAGTTTATCTAAAATCAGTAGGTACTTTTCTTGATAAAAAAAATAAGATGACTTATCCTGCATACAAAAACAATACACCTGATTTATCAAAAGGTGTAGCAGTTCACTTAAAAGAATGTAGTGATGAATGGTATGAGGCTTTAAGTGCATATGACAAAAAAATTATAGCTACTATCATTGTTGATTGGATAATACCAGGAATGATTGATGAAAAATAAAGAAAAACAATTAAGTACGGCAATAGAATTATTAGACCGTGCAAAAGTTTTTTTGTTTGGAATGTCTACTCATAAAGACGACCCGGCAAAAAAGTTAGGACACGAGATACATCAGTTTGTAACTCGTAATAATAAACCAAAAAAAGGAAGGTAACGAATATGTGTTCAATCTTCGGTTTAACCAAACCAGAAGGACATATATCTCAGCGTCAGTTAGAAACAATACGCCGTTCATTTACGAACATAGCATCTAATGCTTGTTCAAGAGGCAAAGATTCTACTGGTATTGCTATCATTTCTTCAAAAGGTAAATTCACATACAAGACCATTTTATCTTCAGACAAAGCAGTTCTTACACAAGAATGGCAAGATAAGATTGTCAATAATATTAACAATGATACTATATCTATTATAGGTCATACTCGTGCCGCTACAACAGGTGCAGTTACTACAAGAAATGCACACCCGTTTTCTTACGGCAGTATTATAGGCGCACACAACGGTATTATTGATAATTGGGATGAAGTAAAAGGTCATAAAGATAAAATGCAAGTTGATAGCGAAATAATATTCAGCCGTCTAAGTCGTATGTCTTACAAAGACGCTTTAGAAGGATTGATTGGATATTACGCCGTTTCTTTTGTAGACCATAATTATCGTAAGTTTTATCTTGCTAAAGAAGAACAAGCACCGTTAAGGCTGTCTTATTGGAAGAAAGCCAAAACATTGTTCTACGGCAGTACAGATACAATACTTAAAAAGGGTTTACAAAAATCAGGTTTGAATTTATCTACATATGATGCACCTGATAATAGGATTATGAAATTCTTTCCAGAAAAGTTTGACAACAAACCTTTTTATACTGAAGAAAAAATAATCCCAAAAGAAAGATTCGTTGGCGTTAATTCTATATGGAATAATAATTCATATACCAATTACTACGACTACGATACTTTTTTAGATGATGATTTATGTGAGGTGTGTGGAAAACAAGTAAACCTTGATAAAGAAAAATATATATGTGATGATTGTTCAAAGGCTTCAAACTATATTGAATGTCGTTTTTGCGGTGATTACTTTATATCAGAAGAAAATGAGATACTATGTCCATTTTGCGATGACAGGCAAAAGCAGTTGTCGTTAGATGTTTAAAATAAATAAATCAATATGGAAGGAGGTGTAAAATATGCCATACGAATTTACTTGTTGTATGTGTGATGACGTGTTTATAGAAAACGGAAGTGGAGAAAATCCAAACAATAGAACCGAATCGTTTCAAATGCTTGACGAAAATGGCTCAAGTTATTGTGAGGATTGTTATTGGGAATACCACGAAACCTGTACCGAATGTGATGAAACATTTAGTAGAGATGACTTATCATATTCAGAATGGAATGATGCCAGATGTTGTGATGATTGTATTTCCGACTATTATTATTTCTGTGATGAATGTAATGACTATATACCGCAAAGAGAAAGTTGTGGTTGTGGTACTAGACGAATAAATGATTACAACTATCAACCTGTTTATAAAACATTCAGCGTACACGGAAAAGGTAATTGGATTCAAAAACAAACTCATACAACAAAAGCATATCCAGACCGTTTAAAAATAGGTAATCTTACATTAGGTTTTGAATTAGAAGTTGAAAACATAAATGAAGAACCTTGTGGAGATGATGCAGAATGGGTTACAGAATACGGTGAAGAGTTTTTGTATTGCAAAAGAGATGGTAGTTTGAATTATGGTTTTGAAATTGTTTCAATGCCATTTACCATTGACTTTTACAAACAAATCTTGTATCGTAGTAATTATATGAGGCGATTGCTTCACAACTTAAAACGTGAAAACTATCGTTCTTATAACACCAGTACTTGTGGTATGCACGTTCATATGAATCTACAGGCTTTCCGAAATATACATCTTTACAAATACCAGTTATTCTTTTCAAGAAATTATAACTTTATTAGTTGGATGTCAAAAAGAAGGTCTGAAAGACTTGATGAATGGGCTAATCCACAGGTTAGCGAACAGAATTGTCTTAGTCGTTCAAAAAACAAAAGGTCACCTAAATATACAGCAGTTCATATTACACCAAAGAAAACTGTGGAGGTTAGAATATTTAGAGGAACTTTAGACCATAAAGCTTTTTGTAGAAACATTGAATTTTGTTTGGCAGTTTATGAGTTTTCAAGACTTCATACCATAAAACAAATGTCCCAAATTAAATTCATACAATGGTTTAAAAGTCATAATGAATATCCAATGCTAAGACAACACTTAATTGACAAATGGGAAGGTTGGAGTGTGAAGATGGTACCTTACAATAGTGAGTAGATAATTAAAGGAGAGGTTGAGTTTAATGAGCCTATGTAATTATATTGTTTAAGTTACACCAATATAAAAAAAATAACAAAATATTTATTTTTACACTTGACAAGATAGGTTTGTCGTATTTAAATTTAAATATTAATTGAGAAACTTTTATGAAAAATATATATAATAATTACATAGGTGAATTAAATAAATCTAAATTTAAATCTAGATACAAAGGCAAAGAAAAATATTTTCACGCCTCATCAGCAGGTCTTTGTAAAAGAAAACATTACTTTGGTTCTGTTCAACAAGTAGATAGGGTTGAACCAGAAAATTTATCTAGATTACGTCTGGGAGATATAGTTCACGAAGACATACAAAACGCCATAAAAGATGATGATAGATATGTAATTGAAGGAGAAATAATTATACCAGAATTAAATGTAAGAGGACACTTTGACATATTAGATAAGAAGGAAAAAAAATTAATAGATATTAAAACAGTTGGTGGATATAAATGGCAAATGATATTTGGTAAAGATAAACAAGATAGTATTTCAAATTATAAGTTGCAACTAGGAACATATGGTATTGGAATACAACAAAAATATTTTGACTTAAAACAAATGTCTTTGTTGTTCTATAAACTTGGAGACCCTAATGCAGGTAATTTAAGAGAAGTGCCTGTAAGTCTTATGTATATAGATAAAGCCAAAAGATATTGGGAAAAAGTTTTATCAGAAATGAATGAATGTGAAAAAGAAGATAAATTACCTAGACTAAGATTAGGTTCATCACCAGTAGAAGGTTGGGAATGTAATCCAAAATGGTGTGGATATTTTGAACATTGTCTTGGTGGTTTAAAACCAGAGTTATTATGAAGAATTACAACAGAAATAGCAACTTATTATTAACCTTAAAAAATGCTATGGAAAATATTTATGTTGTCCTGCGAGGATTTCTGTTGTATATTTATGTAGGATTAGAGGGTTCAAGTCGTATCTTTCGTTGTTTTGAGATACGTTATTTGCTTGGTGTTTATTGGTTTCCCAAGCGTTTTATAGTCTGCTTGAATCCTCGCCTCCTTTCAAAATAAATACAAAAGGTAAATATTATGTACGTTAGTTTAAGAGATTTTAGGTCAAAGAAAATAAAAGAAAGATACAAAGATAGGTTTGAAGGTTTATATAATGATATAAATAATGAAAATACCTTTCCAATAGAAAAAAAATTATTGTTGAGTTGGATTATGAAATACCCTCAATACAGTCATTACATTCATGCCGCAAGAAATAGGTACAGGAGCAATGAGTTACATAGTTGGAAAACAAGAATTTGTAAAGAATTAGATATAGGTTATACATATGATGTTGAACTTTTAAAAGACGTTATTGATGATGAATTTTATAGAAAAAAATATCACCATATGCTTCGTTGGATGTCAGCAATACATCAAAGCATACCGTTTAGAGAAAAAAACGTACAAGAAGAATGGATAAAATTTTATAATAAAAGAAAAAAAGGAGATGAGGTTTAATATGAAAAAAGAAACACCAGATATAACATTAGATGGGTTTGAATGTAATAACAAACAAGTATATAAGATAGATGATGTTGAAATAGAAGGTAATATTCCAAACAAATTATATTTGTGTGGTGAACCAGAAGAAAGTTACATAGCAGAGGTTACTCTTACAAAAACAACAGAAAGTTGTCGTTGTGAATAAAAAGCCTTTGAAATCTAAAAATAATATATTATATTTATTATTCATACTAATCATTATTATATGGACATTCTTGCTACCGATAGCATTAATAATTTTTTGTTTGACCCCTATAATTTTTATGATAGTACTTTAGAAAGGACAACCAATGAGTAAAGATAAAATAGTAAAAGTAGATGATATTCACGATTTAGATATTGTCGAAAAGAAAATAAAAAGTGTACACGCCGAAACATCAAGTGTGAAAACACCTAGTTGGGCAGTTAAAAGAAGACCTGATGGTTTTGATTATGTAGAAGAAGCATATATGAGAACCAAACTAAACGAGATATATCCTATATGGTCTTGGGAGGCAGTTGGTAATGGAGTTCAATTTATAGGAGCAGAGTGGGCAGTAGTTACCGCAGAGTTAGTAGTTGTAGACAATGGCGTACCTCGTAAGTTTTTTAGTCCAGGTGCCGCTAGAATCCAATTTAAAAAAGGTTTACCTCATACACCAGACAATGTAGTAGATATAGATAAAAACCTTGCCTCAGCTAATACAAACGCCTTTAAACGTGCTTGTAATAGACTAGGTAATATTGCTGATGATGTCTACAGAAAACACGTTGAAGATTTAACTCTTACGCCAGAACAAATAGAAGAGGTGGAAGAAATGATAAAAGATTTAGATGTTAAATACAAAGAGTCAGTTAGACTTGCAATCGAAGACGGTATATTAAATTCTAAAAATTTGGACAATGCTATTAATAAAATAAAGGAGAAAAGTAAAAATGGAACAGAATGATTTTATGGAGAAGTTTGAGGCTATTGAGGATGAAGCTTATTATGACCCAGAGGCTACTACCGAAAATCGTATGGTGCCAGAGGGTGTTTATCCAGCACACATAACTTCATTAAACATAAAAAGAGATGTTGTAGTTCGAGGCGAATATTTAGCAGATATATATGTACCTTCATTTACAATATCAAAAGAATCTAATGATGCAGGCGGAGAAAAAGTCAATGATGAAAATTATGGACAAGGCATATTTAGATTTAAAAAGCCAGACCCATCAAGTGCTTTAGTTGATAGAAAAGGTGCTGGCAACAATTGGTATAATGCTTTTGTACAAGCTGTTGGGATAAAACCAGAATCTATTACAACAGATGAAGGAAAGACATTATACAAACTACCCCTCCTCGCAGAAGAAGACGTAATCGGTAAACCTGTTTTAATTAAAGTTGTACATCAGAAATATAAATCTGGCGATACAGAAAAGGTTTCCGTAAAAGCTCAAGTGCAAGGTGCTTGGAGTGAAGGTTCACAAATAGAGGTCGATAAT